TCCAGGTAGGAATGTATGTACCTGCAGCCAAACTCGCAACCTTGGGAAACACTTTGATTAAGAGAATGGGAATCGGATCAGTAGCAGCTGCCGGTACTTCCGTTACTGGAGATCTTATTGCGAATAAATTCAGTGATGAAACTGGTGTATCGCTTTCTCGCGGAACAGCTGCTCTTGTCGGTGGATTGGTTGCTGAATTGATAGCACCTGCTCTTGCCCCAGTCGGTAGAAGGATCAAGGAGAGATTTGCTCGCCGTCAACCATCCACTCTTGAAACACCACTGCCAGAAGAATCTGCAATCATTGAAACGATGACTCCAGAACAAACAGCAACAGCACGAGTTGCAGAAACTGCAGAACCTCGAACCGCACAGGCAATAAGTGACGAAATAGAATTCGGTATTCCTTATACCACTGGACAACGTCAGGCCCAGGTAACCGCAGCAGGTGAAGAGGGCAGAGACTTTTTAGGTGGTGGTCCTCAACTCTACGAAGAAGAAGCAATGCTGGCAGGTGCCAGGGGTGATACAGCGCAAGCAGCAATGCAAGGACTTGCTGGTCAACAGGATGTAGCAGTCCGTGGTGCTGTCGAATCGACTGCAGCTAGATTAGGAGGCGCAGTTCCAGAATTCGAAGGACAGGTCGGTGCAGATATCTTGTCAGATATTAAAGGGGCTGCAGGTGCTAGTGAACGACAGGTGACAGCAGCTTACGAAGCAGTGCCAGAACAGGCTTTCGTGGAACCGAGAGCATTCGACGACATGATGACGTTCGTTGATGACGAACTCCAGGGATTCCAGGCACAGAGACTTGCAAAAGGACAACCAGAGTTAACTGATGTCTTTATACCAGGCGCACAAGAAGGAAGTCAGTCTGCTGCAGCAATGAAATACCTGGAAGGAATCGCTGCCAAGATTGATGAAACCGGTATCGCTCCAAACTTCCGCTGGCTGGAAGAAGCTAGAAAAGAACTCTCTCGATTCGTTGCAAGAACTTTAGATCCAGCTGATAAAGCACAAGCTGTCCTAATTAAGAACGGATATTCCAAGTGGATGGATGATATTGTTGATAAAGCCTTGGTGACTGGAGACGATACTGTGCTTGAGGCGTTAGAACATGCCAGAAGTTTGAATAAAGCATACGCCGACCAATTCATGCCACAGCATGCAAAAGATGTTGTGGGTCGTCTCATCTCTAAGATGATCGATGATCCGGACTACACAGGAGATCAGGCAATTAATGCCATCCTGGGTGCCAGTAAGACATTTAAGAAAATTGATGGATCCAGAATCGTCAAACGTCTCAAGAAGATATTTGGGACAGACCCAGTAACAGGAAAGTTAGATCCAGGTCGATTGGCAACCTCAGAAGGTTGGCAGAACCTGCGACAGGCTTACTTCCTCAGACTCCTTAAAGCTGCCCGTGGATCAGATCCTGGCAAACCTGTTAGTGGTACAAAATTCAAGCAAGCAGTTGCCGACCTTATCTTTGGAGACGGTCGTATGATTGCAGCTGAACTGTTCGACATGAAAGAACTCACTATGATCCGACGATTGAGCAGGGCAGTTCTAAGATCACAACCACCCAGAATAAACCCGTCTGGATCCGGATGGGTGGGATCCAAAGAGATGCGACCATTGCTTGGGAAAATTGCACACTTCCTGGGTATGACGGACATGGGCATAATTGCAGCACCGGTTGTCAGAGGAAGTAGGAGACTGTTTGGTGGTGGCAAAGTAAAACAAGCAACACAAAGAGAATTACCACCACTGGTGGCACCGAGGGCTGCAGTGATGTCACAGGCCCAACAACCCGAATTCGGCCAGCAGATTCCTTTCTGAGTGCGAATCCTCGTCATTCCGGACACCCAGGTGTCTCCGGAAGTTAGAACAGAACACATTACCTGGATTGCGAAAGCAGTCAAAACCTACCGTCCAGATCATGTCGTAATGATTGGCGACTGGTGGGACTTCTCATCTTTATCTACTTATACCCCGCGACGACAGATTGAAGGTCAGCGCATCCTAGCTGACATCGATGCGGGAAATCGTGCAATGAAGCAGTTCTGGAAACCTCTGAAGAGGATGAAGGGACTTCCAAAATTTCACTTTCACATGGGAAACCATGAGTGGAGACTCCAACGGTATATCGATGACCATCCAGCTACGGATGGCATTCTTGGACTCCACCTCCTGGACCTCGATGGATGGAACGTGTATCCATTCAAGGCCGTCAACGAGATCGAGGGGATCTGGTTCTCCCATTATTTTTACCACCCGATGAATTCGAGACCCTACGGTGGCACCTGCCACAACATCCTGAAAAACGTAGGTCTCAGCTTCGTCCAAGGCCACAGGCAAGGCAAAGACCTGGCCTCGCGGACACTCCCTAATGGACAGGTACAGCGTGGCCTCATCGCTGGCAGCTGCTACCTGCACACAGAAGAATACCTGGGACCGCAAGCCAAAGAGTCCTGGACGGGCGTCATCATTCTCAATGATGTCGAAGACGGTGATTACGACATCCTTGAACTCTCCCTAAGATATCTCTGTCGGAAATATGAGGGTAGGGAACTACAGGAGTTCCTCAATGCAACTACTGTTTGACAAAGACAGACATCAATCAAACCCGGCAGAACGCACCACGTCTTGCCCTATATCTTTAGGAGATCCCGCCATGCAAGTGCCTTATCGCATTCCAGAATATCAAAATGACTACAACAAGGCGGGGACAAAGAAGGAGCGTGGGGCAATCATGGCAAAGTTCTGTCTGTTGTTCGGGCTGGGATCTGATAACCCAGAGGTCTGGAGTCAGATCCATACTGACTGGATTGATCCGATGCTTGAGAAAAAAGAACTCCAGTGAAAAGAAACGGGCCTCTGACATGCATGAAAAGAGCCCTAGCAAGGGAAACACCCGTAGAACATCTCCTAAACTGGTCAAAATACGGTGGCGGGATGTAATTGCGACGGCAGGTTGGGAACCAGAGGAAGATGTGGATCCACCCATCCTGGAGAGTTGGGGGTTCCTGGTCCAGAAGAATAAGAACGTGATCAAGATCGCAACCACCAGAGACGAAAAGGGGGAATGGACCGCGATCACGGCATTCCCCCCTGGAGTGGTTTTGGAAATAACTACGCTGCTATAGAGACCACCTTAGAAGTACGACCGTTGACGATCTCGTTCAGCTTGTTGTTCCACCAGATGAGCGCAGCCTTTTTCTCTTTGTCGAAATCATAGAGACCGTAGGCTGCAGTTACTCTGTTCTGCTCCTGGTGGTTCAAGACCTTGTCCATGACCTCTGAACCGAACTGACCCTGGATGAAGGTCGCTACAGTACGACGAAGGTCGTGGCAGCGGACATCTTCAAGACCAGCTGCTTCAGCTATCTCTGGGACGATGTGAGTCAAAGTGGAGCGATTGATGTGGTTGGCTCGGGAAGACTTGAAAACATAACCGCTGTTGTTTCCAAAGATTGGGGATGCTTCAGACGAAAGATAAACTCGATGGGCCTTACCATTCTTGGACTTCTCTTCCGGGATGGTCCACCAGCCGTCTTCGATCTCATGTGCCTCGACAGTGGCGATCTCATTCCGACGCTGGCCGGTGAGGAGAAGGGCGCGGACCGCACATTGCTGATCTTTGTTCTCGATCACGTCGATGGCATCCCAGAACTTTTTCACCTCGGAAGAATTCAAGACTCTGGTACGAGAGATCTCACCGTTCGAAGGAAGTCTGACTGCCGGGGAGACATCGATGTAGGATATATCGACTGCCCAGTTGAACATCGATGACACGAAGGCACGGACCCGATTCGCCATGACCTTGGCACCGCGATTATTTACGACCATGAGTAACTGAATCAAGCCAGATCTGGTGATGTCGCTAATGTTCCGGTTGGCGATTTTAGAGTGACGAATCTCCCGATTGATAATTCCCTTTTTGTCCCTCAAGGTCTTCGGAGAATTCTGTCTGCAAAAGTTATTGCCGTGGATGCAATTTTCATAATATTCATCTGCCACCTGGATGAGACTCCTGGCATTTGAATCTTCGAATCTTGCTTCTTCAACTTCACGACGTTCCTGGACCCGCTTTGCCTGGGGATCAATACCGGATGAGACAGCACTGACAGCATCGTTATAGATCTTCCTCAAGACATCGAGGTTGCTACCAACGAAACTGCCGACAGTGAACTTGGACCGACGTCCATTAAGGGAGTACCGGTAGACCAGTACCACCTCACCTTTAGCCGAGACCCTGGCAATAAGACCAGGTGCATCTAACTGCATCTCATACCGGGTTCCAGTTACCTGAAGACCTTCCAAATTTTGCTTAGTGAATTTCATTTAGTTTCTCCGTTTCTGGGGGCCACCTTGGGGGCCAGGTTGTATTAAATCAAATAGGATGAATGGGTATCCATAGGGATATTTTAAGGGTTGATAATCAGTGGCGTCAACAACTAAAAAACCGCAGAGATATGCCATAAAATGGCACAAGTCCTCAGTTCCTGACCCGATTGGGGCCAGGAACACTGCTGATTAAGAGTTAGTGGGGGAACCGCAGAGTTATGCGGTATTCTGGACCTGGGGCCAAACTGGGGGCCAGGTTGGGGTCCAACTAGATATCATTGAGTAAAGTATCTCTTTCGAGACGTGGTAAAGATTCGATGTAATGTTCCAATTCAGAGACATTCCAAACCGTTAGCTTTGGACTGAGTTTGAATCGTTTAGGAAACTTAGGATCATCTATTTCTAGCTGAAGTGCTTTGGACCTGGCAATGCCTGTGAGTTCCTTGATCGAACCTGGTCGAACGTACAAAGGTTTATTGATCGGTTGCATGGTTTCCTTTTTATCGAATAAGTGGGGGGACCGAAGTCCCCTCGGCCCCCCCGTTGACCTACTACACCATAGTGTTCGTCAGCTTACTCCTTGGGACGTTAGTCCCGGTTAAGGGTTAAAAGTCGAACGGGTCACCCGAACTTTCGGCCTTCTTACTGGTGGGGCCAGGCCGACCCTCAGAAAGTTTGCCACTAAGATAAGGCAACCCGCTCTTCGCGGTCTCCTTCCAGATTCCAAATTCCCTATCGATGCCGTCCAGTTTGAAGTAACACCGGAAGTCTGGTTCCTTGGGATTCTTCTTCAACTTATTGCTAAAGATGGTCATTCGTCCTTCTTCAATTTCACTTGGATCAAAAGGCATAGTTCGTTTCTCCATTGCTCGTCGTTCACTTGGGGTTGGGGGGGGAAGATACCTGTTACGTTTTAACAGGTGTTCTTCAAAGGAATAGG